TGACTACTGCACCGCCGCATTGGTTTTCTATGTTATCTACTTTTATTTTACTTGTCATAATTATTGAAATTTGTACCTTATTATTACTATACCTGAACCACCTGCTGCACCAGCACCACCAGCACCAGCACCTCCGCCACCACCACCGCCTCTATTGGTTGTTCCTGCTGTTCCTGCTTGTCCGCCAGTATAACCACCAGCACCACCACCATCTGTAGCTGTACCCGCAGGTCTTACATTACAACCTGGTGCAGTATAGCCTCCACCACCTCCACCACCACCATAACCTGTAGCAGAAGATTGAAAAGAATTTGCTGGAAAAGGCATTCCTGTACCACCGGCTCCGCCACCATCTGCAACAAAAGCGGGAGATGGACTAAAAGTAGGTCCACTATTAGCACCAACAGATTGAACTCCGCCACCACCAGCACCAGCTCCATCATAAACTGGTCCTGGACTATAAGGAGTTCCTCCTAAAGCAGTACCACCATTTTTTCCTTGAGCAGGACTAACAGGCGGTGTATTTCCAGATCCTCCTGCTATAGGACCAGCAGCTGAATTTGGACCACCAGCTCCACCACCATTTCCACCGTTGACTCCTGCAGTTAATAATTTTCCTCCTCCGCCTCCTCCAGCTGATGTAATTGTAGAAAAAGTTGAAACACCTCCAGATCCTCCAACAGGAGCCGGTGGTGATGAGCTAGCAGTTCCACCAGCTCCAACTGTAATTGGAAAAGCTGTTGCTGTGACTGTAATTCCTGCTGGCGCAGCTATTGGTGCAAGTGGGCTAGGAACAGAAAAAGTTCCAGCACTAAATCTAGTACCACCACCGCCACCACCGCCACCGATATCTACAGCTCCACCACCACCACCAGCTACAACTAAATAGTCAACTGTGTCTGATCCTGCAGGATTACCTACAGAACACACTGTAAAAGTTCCTGGACCTGTGAAAGTATGAATTTTATAATCTCCACAACAAGTAACAGTTCCACCTGTTGCTACAATAAAAGCTTCTCCTCTAACATTAGAAGTTGAATCCATAGTATTAATCCAACCTTGTGTTGAATCAACAAATACAAAAGTTACTGATTGTCCTTCTGTATTTAAAGTTACATCTTCACTAAAACCACCCATTTTATCTGTACCATTTGGTGAAACTGTTAAATTATTACTATCCCAAGTTCCTGCGTAATCTGCAAGTGAAACAATCGCTCCAGCACTACCTGCTGGTAAATTAACTGTAAAAGCTGATGAAGTTGTATTACAAAAATAACCATTACCTGATACTGCACTGAACGTTGCTGTCTTTGGAGTTGTATCCCAGTCTACTGTTCCTGTTCTACCGAATCCTGTTTGACTACCATTATTAACAACAGTAGTTCCAGAAGGAAAAGTTATCGTATCTCCTGAAGCACCAACTGTTAAATTAGTTCCGCATTGTGGTTCAACTGTGTTTACTTCTATTTTACTCATTAAATAATTACCAATGTTCCTGTTATGGTTTGTGTACCAGTTATTGTAACTGGTCCTGCTAATACTCCTGAAGCAACTGTTTGGGTTTCGTCAAGTGTTGTTGCATGTGTTACAACATAACCTGTAGCTGTCATAGATGGTGACATAGCTCTCTTCGCTGGTAGTGTACAAAAAACATTTTTAGTACCTGCAGAAAAGTTTACTAGTGAATCACTATTAGATGATGAAATAATTGTTGTTCTTGATAAAGTATCAGGTGAAGCATCGGTTACTGTACCAATACCTACCTCAAACTCACCAGCTGAATTTAATTCAATCGCATAGTAAGTTGTATTACCAGTTCCAATTCCTGCAACGAAACCTTCATAACCAGTTTCTGCACCAGCTAAACTAAAAGTTCCTGTTCCAGTAGTTGTACTTGTTTCTTTAACTCTATCGTTAACTATTAAAGCCATTACTACTCCAAAATTTTATTACGCGTCGCCAAGTCTAATGATTGCATCAGATGAGTTAGCAGTTGGAAACTGAACAACGAAATCACCGTTAGTTGCAGTTTTTGTTCCGCCAAAGTCTAAAACTAATACAGCTTCATTACTTGTACCTTTATAAATCAGTGCTCCTACTGCTGATAACGTTACAGAACTAAAAGTAGAATCTGCAAAGTCAACGTATGCAATGTTACTTGATATCGCTACACCATTATTAGTTAAAGTATTTCCGCCTGCAGTATAGTTTGTTCCAGATGAAGAAACTTCATTGGAAGTTGTATAAGCAGTTGTTGAAGTACTAAAACCAGCTATTGATGTATAAAGCGCTAGTTTAAAAGTTGATCCACCAGATGAATCAAAATCAAACGTACCACCAAGTAGGTCTGTTTTAAAAGAGTCAGGTACTATATTTGCCATTTATTTGTCTCCTTAATTATTATTATGGTGATGGTGATTTTAAAGGAGTTCGAATAACACCATCTTGATATTCGTCTCGGCGTCTACGACCTTGTTGTTCGATCGCATACGATTGTAAAGCTTTTTCATATGCCTGCGCGTAGTATTGTAACATATCTGCAGGACCTTTCAAGTATCCATATGCTTCTACCAGACATCCATACAAAAGTAAATCCTGATATTTATTACTTGTGTAAGTACCTTGTGTACTTCCTGGTGAAGCTGTTATTGAATCTGGTTGTTTTGTATAAGCTAGAGTTATTAAATTAGTGCTATTTGGCGTAGGTGCTACTACCCAATAATTAGCATCCCAGTTAGCATAATATTTAGGTATCCCAGATGCAGTTCCAGGTGTGTCATAAAAAGCAGCCATATAACTAGTATCTTTTTTTTCTAAAAAAGTTTGATCACCATTTGAATCTGTTAGTTGTACATATCTAATAAATCTTAAATCAGATGGTATGGTTACATATCTACTACCAGCTGCTAAGTTTGAAGTTGCATAAAATCTATTGTCATCAGAATCAGCTTCTCTATAAATTTTGTTTTCAGCATTTTTAATAATTGTTGTTAGAATAGTATTAGATAATACAGAGTCATCTACTTCTGTGTAGTTTCTAATATCGTCTTGTAGGTTTGCTAAAGTATAAGCCATTACTCTGATCCTCCATGTTTTCTACGTATCTTATCTTGTTTATCTGTTCTCACTTCTTCATACATTTCAAGATGAGGATCTTGTTTTTCAGGTGTAAATATATTTTTTATCCAATTCCAAATTTTATTTATCATGGTGTTATTGTTATAGGTCCAACGGAACAACCGTAACCTCCTCCTTTTACATTTCCTGTTGTAGCAGTATCTGCGTTAACTGTAAAATAGAAAAAATTACTTAATGCAAAGTCTGTTGAAACTCTTACTCCATTTTGAAACAAACCAGTTGTGATAGCATATCCTGAACCTTGACCTATTTGTGCGCCTGTTATTCCATCAAAATTGGGAATAGTTGCATAAGCAAAAACAGGATTAGTTGATGTTCCTGTTCCTGGTGATATTGTAGGGGGTCCTCTAAATAAATAAGTTGTACCATTTGTTAAACCATGTCCTGGAACATTTACATTTATAACACCTGATCCTGCTTGGTATGTTTCAAAACCATCTTGAGGAATCATAACAGTTGTAATTGGTTCTGTTCTATCAGGTCTAACATTTAACAAAGCAATACCATCGCCACCTATTGGTTTTGGTTCAAGTTGTGGTTGCTTAGGTTCATATTCTGTGTAGTGAACAAAAGAACCATTCCATTCTCTTACCATTTCTTTATATGGAAACTCCATACCTGATCTATCAGAAATTGCTTTTGAATGTTTCCCTGTTGCGTACTTAGACATTATGTTCCTGGGTAATAAGCTTTAGGTGTAATAAATGTACTAGAAGCTGAACCATCTTCTTGTAATGCTCTTTGAAATTCATCTTCATAAAATAATTTCATTTGTTGAGTCATTTGTGGTGCGTACTTCATTGATAAATAATAAGCTAAACCTGAAACCATACAAGGTACAAATCTAAAAGGCATATCTGTTGCATTTGTATAAGCACCTACATCTTGAATTCTTTTTATGTAATAGAAATGCATATCTTTAGATGCATTAGTTGAATCAGGTGTAGGGTAAACATTAATACTAACGTGATCTATAAATCTTTGTACCCAATATTGATTAGGTGTACCTTGAGAAAGTTTATTTGAAAAAGCTGCATAAGTTGATCTATCAACTTTTGTCATAGGACTATCTGATTGATCTGTTGCTGTTCTATTACTTCTTAATTGCGCTTCAAGGACATCGGACATTCCATAAATACCGTTTGGATTTGAAGTAGCACTTGTGCCATCAGAAGATGCTCTATAAAATTTATACTCTGCTTGTCCTTGTATTAAATCAAGATCAAGTTCTCCTATTTCCCAATAGTGAATACCTCTGTTGCCCCATTCTTGAAGCATTATATTTAATGATCTTCTTGAAGTTTTTAATTGATAACCTGTAACGTCTTGTTGTCCTAATCTTTCAAAAGCTTCTTCTATAATTTCATCAATAGAAAAAGTTTTATCAAAAGTAGTTGTGCCCGAGGTTGTGTTAGCCATTTAGCCTCCTAGCCAGTATATCCAAGTGTAATAGATCCTGTTCCAGTTACATCTGCATAGATAGTAGTTTCAAATCTAATACCATTTCCTGGTACATAGATATCTAATCCTTCATCTCCAAAAGTAGCTTCAAAAACTATACTTCCAGATGCAGATGCTGCATCATAAAGTTTTATATTTGTAATACCAGTACCTTGAATGTATGTAACTCTAGCAGGACCAATATTAGTAGATCCTCCTGAAGCAGTTTTAACCTGTCCGTCAGCTGTAAGCGTTGTAAATTTCTGATCTGAACTCATATTTGTTTCTCCTTAAAATTAATTTTATGTGGGGCCGTAGCCCCACACTAATTATTTATTACTCTGTGTCAGTACTTGAATCAATTCCTAGAATTTTAAGAACGATTACAGTGTCTCCACCTGGATCTGCAGAAATAACTAATTCAACTTCGTCTCCAGCTAATCCTGCTACACCTGGTGCAAAACCAGACATACCAAGTACACCATTGCAGCCTAAGAAACCTTTCCAACCAGTTGTGTTAAGAGCTAAAGAAGCTCCATCAACATAACCGTCTGTATCTGCATCAGTTCCAATGTCAACTAAGTTAACAGCGTTTGCTGCTGCAGTTGTTACTATGACTCCAATTCCTAATGGAATAAAGTTTGTTGGAATCTGGATAGATGTTTCTTTTCCAGTAGTTGCTCCATTTGCAACTGTGATAGTTGCTGTGAACTCTTTTAAGCTCATTGTAGATGTGATTCCACCTGTAACTGCACTTTTATCGATTATTTCAAAACCGTTTTCTGATCGAACCGGTCCTGTAAATGTAGTATTTGCCATATTAATATCCTCCTAGATATTTTAAATGTAGTCCCTAGGGTTGTCGACTATACGCGTCTACATTTAATTATATTATTTATGTATAGTGTAAAAATTATATACTAGTTTTTAGTAGAGTGCAAGAGATCCTAAGGTATTTATGCATTTCAGCGATGTAGCTTTTGTCTAAGTAGCTACAGAAACTTGTGGAGCAGAACCTTCAACAGTATTCTGTCTATGGGCAATAGCTGCTTCTTCCAGCTTAATGTCAGTAATGATTTGTTTAACTTTGTCATCAATTCTGACCATTTCAAGAGTGTATCTATTGTTAGATAGATGCTCCTGTTCCCACTTCAACTCCAAGGACCTTTTTGCTTTGTATAGGTCTTGTATCATCAATAACCTCCTCATAAGTTATTCGATTTATCTCGTTATTATAGTTGTTTCCGAGATACTCCCAATTAATACTCTTTTCTCCCAATTTGTCAAGGATTGATTTTTCAAGAGAAATAGCATTATCTTCCGCATAAACATTAAAGTTTGCGTAATGATCATATGCCCAAATTTTAACTGTGAATTGTTTCATGGTTTTTTCTTTCTATTTTAGAAATGAGGCGGTTTTAAGGCCGCCTCATAAAAAGTATTAATTACGCACCTTCAACGCCGAAGATACCTCTAGGGTCAGAAACTCCAAAAGAGTATCTTTCTCTAGCTTTATATCTAACGTTTCCAGTATCAAAGTCGCCTTCCATTGCAGTTGTCAATGGTGCTCTATTGAACATTTTCATTCCATTAGGAATGTCCGTTAAGATATAAAATGCATCTGAGTCTGTTAGGTAATTGTTCACTCTATAACCTTGAGGAACCATACCCATAGATACGATTGCATTGATATCGTTGTCAGCTGTTCCAGTTCTACCTTGAGACTTCATCAGTCTTTCAGCAGTGAATTGTAGCTCAGAAGGAATAATCATTTTTACTCCTCTAGCAGCAATTCTCAAACCTCTTTCGTCAGTCATTGCAGCAATGTCAATTAAAGACTGCTCCAATGAAGTTTCGTTAAGGTCAGCTTGAGTCGCTAACGTGTTTGCGAAAGTTCCAGCAACCGTTGGGTGAGCTGTGTTAAATAAACTAACACCGTCACCTGAATCAAAGTTATTTGTTGTTGGTAAACCTTGAATCAGTGGTTCTACTGATTTTACTTGTTTCGCATTGCTCATAGATCTTGCTAAAGCTTTTGTATATCTAGACGCAAGTCTATCATACAAGTTATCCTCAATCGCTTCTTCAGTGATTGCGAATGCTAAAGCTACAG